TAGCATAAGCTTGAGCAGAGGTTGAACCTATAGAAGTTCCTGCTGGTATATTAAATTGCTTCGGAGTAGGGTAGAAATTAACTCCATTTATATTAACTTGAACATCCAAATAAAGACTAGAAATAGTCCCAAAAGCACTAGCACCGACCTCAAACGCTGGGCAAGAACCTATAACTACAGTAGAAGAAGCATCTTTAGCACCAGCAGCATCACTACATCTAATGAAATACATGCTGTTAGTGGTTTCTAATATCTCCAAGGACCCTTCCAATGCTTGACCATTAATACTTTCACTAGGGTTACCGAAGACTTGAACAAGACCTTCTTGGCTAGTAATTAAAGTAGCTTTATTGATAGGGCCTTGATTAGCAAACCCAACCATACCTACAACAGAGGGGTTAATGGCTACAGGGTAGTCACTCAAATCCTTCTCTATAACATAAACACCAGGACTTACGAAATTAGCCATATTATATCTCCTTATGCGTTAGTAATTTTTAAAATTCGTCTTTTAGCCAAATTCTTAACAGTATTGGTTAAAGCTGAGTCAGGGACTACAACCTGCTCTCTAGGGGTTATCCAAATACCTTGAGGTCCTTTGGGGGTGGAAAGGATTATCTCTCTACCAGTGTACGAATCATTCTTAATTACTTTCATAATATTCTCCTACTATATTTACCTCTGGACCATACAATAGTGATGTTTATTTTTTGGAAATCCAAATTTCCGACACTATCTTCTCTATTCTGCCTGTAGAAGTTATCTTAAATTGGGGGCTAGGTATAAATGCTTCCACCTCCAAAGCAAAGCTCTTCCTAAGAACTCTATCCTCCCTATCTCCCGCTGCCGCACTACTCTTGCTTGTTTCAGATACCAAGAAAGCCTTTACAGCGTTACTTATGGGAGTTTTTAAAAGTACACTAGGATTAAATCTTAACCTTAGCGATTGTGATAACTGATCTAAATCCTCCATATACTTGCACCATAAATTAACATTGTATATTAACTTCACTGGGACATCAGCAGAACTTATTATCCTCTCTGCCCTTTGGATATCCTGATTCCACTGACTTCTTTGGATAATCATATCATCAAATCTACGCTTAGATTTATCTTCCTTTACCCCATCCTGGTGAATAGTAATTATAGGAAGAATTATATTATCTTCTTGGGATAGTTTAGCTATGGTTCTTTCTGGATTTCCATGAACAGATTTAACTCTAACAAGCTGATTCTCCCCATCAATAAAATGTAAATTGCCAAAAGATACTATTAAAGCTCTTAAAATATCCTTATATACAAAGGGGGAAAGAGTAGAATCACTAGTAGCCTCTAGTAAATAAGATCTAAATTTAGCCCTAGCAGTCCTTCCCCTATCTTTAGTGCTAGTACCATCGTACTCGGTAGTATCATTTAGTACATCAACTATTTGCTTACCTGTATACACAGACTCCCTGGGATTAGTCATCTAAATATCCCCCTAAATCAGTAGACCTGTCTGGGAGGATTTCGCTCACCACTTCTTTAGAATCACGAAGTAGCCTAGCAGAACAAGCTAAATGAAATACCCCATAAATCTCAAAACTGTCTTCCTGCACCTCAAAAATTTCATACTTTTGAGATTGAAACTTAGGCTCTACTACATCCCCAGGAATAGGAGACCGTGTTAAAGTTTGTTCTATATAAGATTTGTTAAATATAAATAACTGATCATTAGTAAGTTCTATACCAAATTCAGTTAAAGACTCTTCAAGGACAGTAGGGTTGTAATGACCATGAACTAATACAGGTTCTGTATCTATAACCTTCCCTCTGGACTCTCTGTATACCTCATCATAATCTTCAGACCGTCTAAACTTATAGTATAATAATTCAGAACCTCCCAATCTAATGATCTCATCATCAACTAAGTTAAATAAATTAATATCGTTATTAGTCTGATCAAATAAACTAAGCTTTGTTCCCCCCAATAACTCAGGAAGAGGAGGCATTGGGGTAGTTACTTTAAAATTCTTACCTTTAGCCATTAATAAGTAGTGAATCTAGGAGGCTGCTCTATCTCATTGAGAAGTTCCTCTTGTAGCAATTGTTTCTCTGCGTTACCTTCTTGAATCAAGGCTGCTCCATTTAACTGAGTCCCTCCAGCAGGGCCAGGAATAACAGCAAATTTACTTCTAATTTCCCCTAGAAGTACTTTGGCACATGCTAAAGAATATTTCTGAACCCAGTTTCTATACGCTGGTCCTATAGTATTACTATCTATAGCCTTATACTCTAAAATAACCCTCTCTGGGGTGACCGCAGGGGGTGGATATAACTGCAAATATTGATTACTAATCACATCCCAAGTTCCATCTTGCCCTAAAATCTTTCTAGTCATCTCCATAGTAGATTGGAGAAGATAATAATCACCTATACTGAAGTTATTAAAAAGATAGTTGTCTTGGAAATATTTAATAAAAAAGTCAAATTCTAAGGTTCCCGCCTGAGACTGAATGCTCAAAAGAGATTTCTTATAGATTACATTGTAAAGATTATTAAGTACCCAAGGAGGTAATTCATATAGGGCTATATTAGCTGAAGCATCAAATACCGCAAACTGCCTAGCCCAATTGGGGGCATGATAATCTAATTTAGTAATAGATTCATCTATACATGTTTTTATTTGGTAAGGGGTAAGCTCTACCCGTACAATAGGATGCCCCATTCTAGCTAATACAAAACTATTAATGGTCTCCTCAAAATTATTAAACTCTACAAGATCACTTTCTAAAGTTTTATTTAATTTACTAGGATCTATATGCCCCCTAGGCTTATTGTCCAGCATATTATCAGAAATAGGCTCTAAGGCACCAGAGTTTCCCCAGGCACTCATCATTGGTTTACCTACTCTTGCCATGATCTACCTCCTTATTTTTTACTTTATATTGTTTCTTTTTAACTATTTTTTTACTGGGTGTTATATTCTTTAAATGTGGGTGATTTATCTCCTCTAAAGATTCAATAATCTGTTGTGGGCGTATCTCTAATATATTAGTATCTGTATACACTAACATCTTAAATCTACAGGTACTTTTATACTTATACATAAATCTCCTACTTTATATAGCATTAAAACAAAAATAGGGTGAGGAGTTTTTCATCCTCACCCTATGAAATTGTCATTTAGTAATTACTATGCAGTAGTAATGTTACCGCTATTCACATTGGTAGCCGTAGTAGTCCAGTCACCAACGAGGTTATTAGCTCCAACGAATCTAATGATACGATAGAATCTAGACTCAGGAGTAATAGCGGCTTTGCCATAACGAGTAATCAGACCCTTACGAGGCTGGAAAGTCTCGGGATCAACAATCTTCGGCAAACCCTGGAGAGGAATGTACGGAGCGTACACATAACCAGCATCCATCGGGCTGTTACCTTTGTAACCCATAAGGATTTCGTCCTCAGGATACAGGGGATCAACATACAGATCATAACGACCCATGAACTTACCAACATAAGAAACACCGTTCTTACTGAAGTTGGTAGGACCATCAGCCTTGTCAATACCACCTTGAAGTTTAGCGGAAGACTCTAATAGAGAACCAACCACAGGAGATGTAAGCAGCCAGTTACCAGGACCACGCTGAGTAGACTTATAAATATCCTGCGAAGCAATGTTAATCAGAGCAAGCAAGTTAGCATACACATCTCCAACATGACGAGGAGCAAAGTTCAGAGCAGAGCTACCCCAATCCATAAGGAACACATTTCTGCGACTACCTGCTGGGTTAGTACCAGGAAGCACAGGGTTATTTTGGAAAGTACCAAAAGCCGAATCAACATTCGTACCAGTGTTGGAGAAACTGTTAGAGTTGCTCCAATCAAGGTTAGTACGGTTCCAAGGACCAAGAGTACTAGTAACATCGTAAGCAATCATACGAATGTCTTCAATGAGTTCACGATCAATCTCAAGGCGAAGCTCAGAACTAAGAAGTTCAGTAAGCTCACGCTCCAGGTCAAGGTTGTGATAAGCCTTAAGGTCTTGAGAAGCCTCAAGAGTCCAAAGGGCTCTCATCTTGCGAGTACGGGCAACAACAGGCTGTTGCTCAATGTGGAAGGTCATGTCAGGAATATTAGTTCCAGACAGGATCTCACCAGCACTCATGCTAAAGCCCCAAGTAGATCTAGCAGCAGTAGATGATGGGAAGTTAGCAATCTGGCCACCGTAAGTGTTAGCAGGAGAGCCAGCACCTGTCCCAGACAGACTCATATCGGACAGATCATATGCGGTAACTACAGTATCAATACTGGTAACCATTCCGTCAATCTCAGTTGCTTCCAAGCCACCCCAAGTAAGGTTGTACTTACTATAGAGAGTGGTTTGCTGGGCATCTCCCATACCTCGGTTAGAACCAAGATAGAAGATTTGGGAGACAGGACCACTCATGGGCTGAACACCACAAATCTTGTTGGCAATCAGTTCGGGGAAAACTCTCCGAACCAGGGGGAAGGCAAACTTTTGGAAAGTACCCATCGACTGGGTAGTAGTAGCACCACCACCGTCAGACGGGAAAGCCTCATCAAGCCTCTCTTCCATAAGAGCTTTAGCTTGGTTTTCTAAGAGTTGTGCAGTAACTCTTTGAGTATAGTGATCCTCAATATCCTCAAGAACGGGAGCCCACTTCGCTAAAATATCGTTAGTGGCTCCTGGCTCAATAATCTCATTATCAATCATAGGAGAATTCCTTTAATTATTTGAGTTTGGCATGTAAGCCATAACTTCATCAGTTAAGAACGGGTTCCAATCCATAGGGTGAGCAGTAGTGTTCTTTACGGGCGTGTCCACATTTTCAGTAATAACAATAGCTCTCTCGGTGG